CTTCATGATCGCCGCGATCCTCTCCTCTCGCTCCTGCTGCTCCGGTGTCAGCTCCGGCAGCGCCTCCCGCTGGCCCGGTTCCGGCCTCCGCTCCTGGGTCGTCGCCCCTCTCTTTGGCCGCCTGATGCAGGCGCAAGCGCAGTTGATGATCTCCCCGGCGTCCGCGTCCATGCTCGTGTCGTGTGGGTACATCATCAGGCCCCCCGGCAGCTTGAAGGGCTCGTCCATGTCCACCACCACCCCGTCCATCGCCTCGTGGCTCTCGCGGGTGTTCCCCAGGCCGCTGATGCACCACTCCTTCGTGAAGCGCACGTCCAGCGTCGAGGCGGACAGCGCCGCGGCGTCCGCCATGCCAATCATCGCCTCCGTCTGGGCTATCCGCCGGATCTGCCATTTCTCCAGCCTCTCCCTGTACTGCTCGTATATCCTCTTGGTAATCTTCTCCACCCCCAGGCCAAGGTCCGCCTCCAGCACCTCCCGCGTGATCTTCACCAGGCTGTCCCGCCACGTCCCCGTAACGCTCACTATCTCGTTTCCCGCCCTCCTGGTGGCGTAGCTCCTCAGCGTCATCTGCCAGATGTCGTCCTCCTCCGCCGCTTTCGCCTCCCTCAGGGTCCTGGCCGTCTCTTTCGCCATAGGCATCCCCGCCTGGGTCCACAGCCCCACCCACCAGCCGGGCAGGTACCCGCTCTCGTCCAGGTTCTCGATTATGACGTCCTCAATCGCCTCCGGCTTGTAGTCCCGCGCCAGGTCCAGCACCCTCCGCAGCTCCGCCCGCCGGCTTTTCGCCAGCCGCGTCTCGTACACCCCCGCCACCCGCAGCCCGTTCCGCCGCAGCTGGTCCTGGTGCCTCCGCTCCGCCTGGGTGATCTTCCTCCTGGTCGCCATGTCCTCCGTCGCCTACTTCGCCGGCTCCTCCACGTCGCTGACGCCCTCGCCTCCGAACACCGTGCTCATGGGTATCATCGGCAGGTTCGCCCACGGTTCCGGCCTGGGCTCGTACCCGTAGGCCTCCCGCTTCTCGTTCAGCGTGGCGTGCATCTTGTCGAGGTTGTCCAGCACGTCCGCCGGGTCGTCCTGCAACACGTCGATCCGGTCCGTGTTCACGGTCAGGGTGTACTGTCCCGCCAGCCCGAAATGGTTCAGCAGGTCCTCCCCGAACTCGTTCGCCAGCGGTATGGCGTTCGTCTCGTACAGGGCTTTCTTCGCTTCCTTCGCGTTCTCGTACTTGCTCTGGCCGTAGTACAGGTCAATCGGCAGGTCGTAGATGAAGCACAGCGCCGTGATCGCCTCCTTATGGCTGGCGAGGATTCCCAGGTCCACCGCGCTCTGGCCCAGCTGGTGCACCTCCACGGCGGTCCGCAGGGCTTTGATCTGGCCCTTCACCTCCTCCCCGTTCAGCTCCTCCGTCAGGGTGTCGGCCGTAACCGGCAGCACCCCCAGGTTATCCGGCTTTGGCGTAACCAGCGCCGACGGTCCTCCGTTCTTCAACGTCTGGTCCTGGCGCTTGATGCCCCGGTCCAGGACGCTCAGGTAGGCCGCCGCCACCACCAGCGGGCTCGTCCCGAAGAAGCTCGTATCTTCCATGTTGAAATTGAAGCTCTCGAAAAAGTCCGCCGGCTCAATCGTGTCGTTCTGGCCTCCGCCGTTGATCTTGATCCCCTCCATGGGTTTCGCGTACCCGCCCTTCTTGATGCTGATGCGCTGGCCGGGCAGCACGTACATTTCCTTTCCGTCGCCCTTGTGGATGCCGGCTTTCTCTTTCACGGCGTACACGAAGCAGTCCCCGAATGCCAGGCGCTCCGTCGCCCACGCCTGCCCGAACCGCCGGGTCGTGTACCGGTCGTTCGGCCTGGCGAGCATGTCCAAAATGAAATGCTTTTCCACCTGATTCCCGGTTTTCCGGTCCACCAGCTCCAGGTACGGGAAAAGCTCTCCCACCGCTTTCGCAATCTTGTTGATGATGCCGTATGCCGGCCCGCAGTTCTCGTAGCACGCCTTAATGTCCACCCGGCCTATGCCGACGAAGGCGTCCCGAATGCTGTCCCCCTGCAACAGGGCGGCTATCGCCTTGAAATACTTGTTCGCGTCCTCCGTCCCGGCCGCGTTCTCGTAGTACCCCTTGACCTCGCTCTCCAACGTGTCTATTTTCGTCCTGAGCGCGTCCAGGTCCTGCGCCTTGATTCTTGTGTACCCAAACATGTCTAATGCGTTTAAACTGCCCCAAAATAAACATTACGGGGAATTTTCCGCCGTCCCCGCTCTCGGTCTTTCCGTTACCCCCTCGCTCCCGGCAGGTCCCCGTCGTCGTTCCTGATCGCCATCCTCCTTAGGTGCGTCGTGGCGTAGCTCGCCGCGTCCATGGCGTGGTCGCCCCCGTCCTGTGGCGTGTTCAGGAATATCTCCGGGTCCTGGGGGCTGGCCTCCCAGCTGTACGTCTCCGCCTCCTCCCGCACGTTCTCCCCCACGTACCGCACCCGGAACCCCTGGAGGTACCCTATACGTCCTACTTTGTCCCGGTTGATCCCCGGCACGGCGTTGATCCCGTACTGCTGTCTCAGCTCCGCTATGCTGTCCGGCCTGGCCGGGTCGCAGTACACCAGCGCCCGCTCCGCGTCCGCCCCCCTCGCTGCGCAGTCCCGCCTGATCGCTGCTGCCACGTCCCTGGTCAGCTTCCCCGTCGCGTACATCACCTCCACGATGTACAGCGTCCTCGTTAGCCCGTCGAACGCCATGCGTATAAGGGCGTCCGGGTCGTTCGAGTAGCCCCAGTCGTTCCCGTACCACCACTCCAGCCCCAGGGGAATGTCCGTTATCATCGTCCGCTCCCACCGGGGGTAAATCAGGCCGCTCCGCCGCACGCTCCAATCCCCGTCGTACAGGTTCGCGTATTTGTCCGGCTCCTCCCGCCGGCAGCGCTCCGCTTTGTCTATGAAACTCTGGCTCAGGTTCGCCCGGTTGTCCTCCCATGTCGTGTGTATGTACCGCACCCCGTCCACGATCCCGTTGTAGTCGTAGGGCACCCCTGGCCTCCGAAAGAACACGTCGTATATCCAGTGGTGTATGTCCGTCGGGTTCAGGCTCAGCCACACCTCGTTATCCACCTCTTTCTCTCGTATGCTCAGGTCCACCGTCTCGAACGTCTGCCTGTTCATCAGCTCCTGGGCCTCGTCCAGCACCCACCGTTTCAGCTTGTGTATGGATTTCAGGCGCCCCGTTTGGTTCTTGCTGCTCTGCAATATGCCCCTGAAAAAAATCATCGCCCCCGTCGCCAGGTTCGTGATGTTGTTCTCCGCGCTGTAAAAGTCCCCGGCCCGCTCCAGCAGGTCCGCTTTCTCCATGTACTCCGGAATCACGCTCAGCTCGGCGGAGACCAGCGTGTACCTCGTGTACAAGATGTTGTACGGGTCGTTGTACGTGTCGCACAGGTTCGCGCTCGCCACGGCGTGGCTCTTTCCCGACGCCCGGCCCCCGGTTATCACGGTGTACCGCGTCTTTTCCAGTCCCGGCGGCTTGAACAGCGCCCGGTATTTCGGTGAGTACACGATCCCGGCGGCCATGCCCTATTCCTCCCCCGTCTCCTGCTGCTGCTCCTGGACCTGGGCCCCGAAAAGGATAACGGGTTTCTCGCCCACGCTGATCCCGCCGCTCAGGGTCGTCGTTTGTTTCGGCTTTCCGAACAGCCGGTCCATGATGTCGCACACGGTCAGCCACCCCTGCTTCCCCATGAGCGCTTTCACGGCGATCTGCAAAAGGAACCCGTATTCTCCCATGTGCTGCTGTGTCTCCTCGCTCTCCAGGTATTCCTTCGCCGCCTTCACGTTCGGCAGGGCCAGCGCGTGGTGCAACACCTCGTACACCTTCGTCTGGGCGTCCTTCGGTATCGCCCTGATCGCCCCCGCCAGGGCCGGCGGCCGCCCGTTCGGGTTGCCGCTCGTCCCCTTCTTGAATTGTCGCAGGTTCTCCAGCGATTTCTTGTTGTATGCCATGTCTATTTTCCTCCTCCCTTGTACTTGTAAATCAGGTTCCCTTCCCCGTCTTTCCCGTCCGGGGCGATGATCCCCTCGAACATTCTGTACGGGTTCTGGCCCGCCTGCGGATTGTTCCACAGCCACCGCATGTACTCGGCCATGCTCATTCCGTCAAAGTGGGCCCTGTTCTCGCTGCTTTTCAGGTTGTACCCGCTGGCCTTCGACAGCGGGAACGCCAGCAGGCTGTCAATGTCTTTCCGTATGTCTCCGAACGTAACGCTGCCCCTCTCCTTCGCTATCTGCAACGCCTGGCAGAACTGCCCCCGGCTGTAATTCCAGCCCTCCGGCAGCCCGCAGCAGCTCCCGTTCGCGCACAGCTCCTTGAAATGGGCGTCGCTGACGTAGAAGCGCATCCCCCACTTGTCGCACTCCGCCTTCATGTTGCGGATAAAGGGTTCTTTCACCCGCCGGTTCAGTCTCAGGTACCCGGCGCTCACGCTGTACCGCTTGTAGAACTCCAAAAAGTCGAAGCCGCAAAGCTCGTTGAATATCGGCATGTTGTCCCTCAGGACCTTGCTCCGCAGCTCCACGCACATGAACTCCGTGCTCAGGGCCGTGGCTCCTCTCTGGCCCGCCTCCGCTATCAGGTCCAGGTAGCTGGGCGTGCTGATCCCGATGATGAACGGGCGCAGTCTCAGGGTCGCCCCTCCTGCGTCCGCCTCGGCTATGCGCTCAATCGCTTCCAGGCGCTCCGCCGGTGTCGGCACGCCTCGCTCCATTTGCCTGGCTTTCTCCTCGTCCAGGGTGATGATGCTGAACTTGAAATTCCAGTTCCGCTGGCCCCTCACCAGGTCCATGTACCGCTCGTCCTTCGTCCACCAGGTCGCTTTCGTCGAGAAGCACAGCGGGTAGTCGATCTCTTTGAAAAAGCGCAGCAGCTCCAGGGTCTTTCCGTATTTCCTCTCGTACCCGTCGAACTCGTCGCTCAGGCCTCCCCACTGCATCACCCTCCGCTGCTTAATGTATGGCGCGAACTGTCCTGCGTACCGGTCCGGGTCCCGGAACATTCTCTTGATTTTCTCCACGTCCACGGCCCTGACGCTCTTGCTCAGGTACGCCTCTTTCGCTTTCCCAAGGGCCCTCTGGAACTGCGAAAAGCAGTACAGGCAACCGAACGAGCAGTTGCTGTACGTGTCAAAGGTCATCGGCATCGAGCAGTCGGCGACCTCGTTCGTCCATCTGGGGCTGTTATAGTACTCCATTTCGCTTGAATTGTAATTGCGTCCTCGGCGGGTACCCCTTCTTTTCCTTGTACCCGAAAAGTCCGTCCCATTTCTTGATTAGGTATGCCGCCTCCTCCCTCAGCTGTGGCGCCCGGTCCTGGATCGTCCCGAAGCCGCCGGCGGTGTTCCTTCCGAACTCCGGCAAGATCCAGTTCTCCACGTGCACCCTCCCGTACCGGCAAAGGTGGTAGGCCGTAAAATCGTGGTCCTCCAGGACGTTCACCCGCTCGTCGAACCTGGTCCCGCGCTCGTTCTTGAAAAGCCACAGGCGCCCGTCCACCAGGCCCTGCCTCGTAACCTTGCTCCCCCTGAACTGCGTGTTGGTATGCGGGACGAAGCCCACCAGCCGGGCCCCCTCCCTCTCTGCGCTCTCCCGTATCGTCGTCTCCATGAGCTCGAACAGCTTCCGACACGTTATCTCCGTCCGGAAATCCTGGTCCACCTTCCTGATGTTCGCCGGGGTGATCTCAATCCTGTTGCCCTTGTAGGTCTCGTACTGTCGCAGCATCGTGATCCGTTTCAGGTCGTCGTTCATGAACACCGCCCACTCCCCTTCGTCCAGCATGTCCAGGGCGCTGTTCCTCTGGCGGGTCAGGCCCTTTGGGTTCCCTGTTACCACCACGTGCGCCGTGGCTCCTATCGTCCCGCCTGCCTCGAACTTTTCCCTGTCCGCCTCGCTGTGCATCATCACGTAGTGCTCGATGCCCTCCGCGGCCAGCATCTTGCTGGTCGTCATGGTGTCGTACCTGTTGTATGCGAACACAAAGGTTTTCATGCCTCTGTCCCTCCCATAGGCAGGTCCTCCGCCTTATACACAATCACGCCCGGCTTGATCTCCTGGCCGATGATCTCCTCCAGCGCCTCCCGCATGTCCGGCGGGTAGGTTATGATGATCCGCTCCCTGGCGTCGCCGAATTGCAGGCCGGGCTCCTCCTGCTGCTCCTCCTCCTGGCCGGGCTCGTCCACGGTCCAGGCTTTCACGCCCCAATCGTTCAGCGGTAGGTCGTCCCACCCGTTCGCCAGCTCGTCGTAGTCCCAGCTGCCGAACTGCCCGTTGTCTTTCAGCACGATTTCCTTCTGGGTCCGCAGCGGCGTCCCCGCCGGCACCACGTGCGCCGTAACCTCCGCCCAGCCCAGGGCCTTCACCGCGGCGTGTCGCATGTTTCCCCCCAGCACCACGTACTTCCCCTCGTGCTCCACCACGATAAGCCCCCGCGCCTCCATCAGCTCCGGGGTCTCCTCGATGCTCCGTTTCAGTCGCTCCAGGTCCTCCCGGTCCCACTTCCGGGGGTTCCTCGGCAGGCCCTCTATCTGGCCCCTGTTCGGCTGTATCTCCGACAGCTTGATCTTTCTCGTTTCCATGCTATCTTTCCTCCCTCTCTTTCATGATGTCCTCCAGCCGCCACAGCACCCGGCTCGTTATGTCCCGCACACCGAACGCCTCCTCCAGCCGCCAGCGGTCCTCGTCCCTGAACGTTATGATGATCCTGTCCCTGGCCGTCTCGTCGTCCCCGGTCAGGTTCTCGATCCCCTCCGGGGTCAGGTCGATCCCCTGGAGCTCCTGCGGCAGCGCCGACGGGTCTATCTCCCCGGCACCTCCTGCGTCCTTCCCCTCCTGGCCGGCGTCGCCGCCCTGGTTGCCCTGGGCGTCCTCCTCCTCCGGGTTCCACCTCACCACGCCGAACTCGTACAGGTCGAACTCCCCCCAGGCCCGCATCAGCTCCTCCGGGTCCCACTCTCCGAACGATCCGTTGTCCTTGATCGCTATCTCTTTCACCTTCTCCGGGCTCAGGTCCTCCGGCAGCACGTAGCACGGGGCCGTCTCCGCCCCAAGCTCCCGCAGGGCCGCCAGGCGCATGTTTCCGCCAACCACGACGTAGCCCCGCTTCCCGCCCTTCCATACTATCAGGCCCCTGGCCTCCAGCAGCAGCGGCGTCTCCCGTATGCTCTCTTTCAGCCGATCCAGCTGATCCTGCGTCCACTGCCGCGGGTTCCGCGGTAGCCACGACAGCTGCCCGGTGTTCATTTCCAGCTCGTCGAGCCGGACGTCTTTCCAATCTTTCATTTCGCTATTGTTTTGAGGTAATAGACTATTCTCCTGGCGCTGTCGTACCGCACCGGGATTCCCCGGCTCGCGTGGTACACCGTC